TCCAAAATGTAATTCCCAAGATAACCTATGTGCCTTATACCATTTAATAGGTTGTCTTGATTTATATAATATTCCATATCCTTGTGATTCTTTTGCCCCTTGCCATTCCCAACATTCATCTTCTTTACCTTTTTTTACTTTAGCCCAAAAGCGTTCTTCTAAGATAGTAAAAACTCGTCCTTTTCTTTTACTTGGCCTATCCTTAGCTGCTTTATCACTACATTTATAAGAACAAAATCTTCTACTTTCCCAATATTCTTTTGTAACTCTATACTTAGGCGAAAACTGTTGTTTACAAATTTCGCATATCTTTGGTTCTATTAATCTTCCTAGCCCTTTATTATAAGGAACATTACCTTTTGCATATGTCATGTGAGCATTATATCATAGTTCACATGATATAACAATAACCCTAAACTTCCACCACTACGAAACAATAGGCATTGACCGCCGCACCTGCAGTTACTCTAACACGCAAAGAAGTAGAGACATTGACAATCGGTTCCCTGCCTAAAGGGAATTGCTTTAAGTATTGATTGGTCGGTGCTACCAGTTGAGCATCAAACATTCTTGTTGCTGAGATTGACCCTTCTCCTGTTGCCGTATAACCTGTTCCAGTAGTTGTAAGAATGAAATTAGAAGTAGTCGGGTCAACCGCATTCGGATCAAGTTTAACAATACCTGATGCTGCGTGAGCTGTTACAGTGGCAAAAACTGTCCCCGTTTCAAGAAGTTCACATTTAATTGGTGTTGCCGCCGCTGAACCATCAAATGAGATACCCCACTCGACAATCTTCCCGAAATTCTGAGTACCAAGTTTTACTTGCAGCANNGTTTTAATNNCNGTTCCCGTNGTTACAGGTACTTGAGCTGCTNNTGTNGGGCTAGGGCCATTATAAACTACATAAAGTTGTGCCATAAATTATCCTTTCTTTAATTATACACCATACTAATTTTTAATTAAGGTATAAATTCCAATAAAAACCAAAGTTCCAATCTCACTGTTTATTGGGTTTTGAGTTACATTGATTATTTCCCAACCATCTTTTAATAATTCGGTTGCCTCGTCAATATTGGTTGTAGTTGCGATCAATTCGGTTTTCTGACCACTAAATTTCTTAATTATTTTTTCCATATTAAGTTTTAGTTACCTTCAAACTTAAAGTAACCCTAGTTACTGTACTCGCACTGTCAACAATATATTCTAATATATCGCCAGCAGTGATAGCTGTTGTCCAACCAGTCAAAGTTGCGTCCTGGTACTTCTGAGCGGCTGATAGAGTAGGTTTCGCTGATGCACATATACTAGAAGTTGTAGGAAATCCAGAATAAGTTGACTTCTTAATATCAATAATTATTGAACCAGAAATGTCTGCCAATAATGTATTTCTATTAATAGTACAGTCAAAAGGAATCTCAATATGGCCTTTATTACCAGTTGTTATAACCGAACCGCCCCCATCAATAACAAAAGCTATATCAGCAAGGTTGTCTACAATATCTCCGACATCAACGATTCCACTGAAAACTGCTCCTTTTGTAATTTGTGCAACAACTTTTGGCGTAAATCCTCCTTAAATAGTTACTAACATTGTAGTTGGATCATCAAACCCCGGGTTTTTACTAACATATACATAATAATTCTCCTGATAACCTTCTGGGTTAGTAATAGCTAGTTCCGTACCCGGTCCGTGATCTATCCAAAAATCAGATAAAGACTCAAACCCATTAATTACTATCGATGTCAAGGCCCCAAGCCTGGCAGGATAAGCAACATATACATACTCACCGGCCGTAGCATTGACTATCATTGATCTGCTTGTCATTGAGTTGCTACCAACTTTACCTGGCTGAGTAGCAGTATTGTTTTCAACATTAGCTTCGGTATAAACCGCTGCTCCATCAGCCCCAGAATCTATATTAACTTCTCCCCAATAAATATAGTTGATGGGAGTAGAGGTAGTTAAGAGTTTGAAATCATTGGTGCCATTAGTTAGATCGGTAAGTCTTGACGTGATGGCAGCAAAAGCCTCAGTAAAACCTGCTGAATTACTAACTGTCGTCAGTCCTGATGTTTGAATAGTTGGAGCAAGGGTAGTGGCAGTTGAATTAAAAGAACAAGTTACATATCCAAATCCACTGTCACGCTGGACTTGGGCTACATCAGATAATCTATCTGCATAGGAAAATGTTAAGTACTGGCTTGCACCTGTTGCGATATTTGAAACAGTTTGCGATCGTGATTCACTTGGCCCAGCTACTTCAGTTAAAGCCTCAATATTAGCCTCGGTTTGGGCTCCAATCCCATTAGCGTTGGTTCCATACCGCATTGTATTATTAAACTGGACTGTCTCAGTATCGGTTGTACCATCAGCACTTTGGGATAAGGTAAAGGTGATTGTTCCTCCGGCAGAAGAAGGGTAGTTGACTGCTTCGGTATTGGTTTCCGGTCCAGTAGTGGGTGTCATGGCTAGATTGCCCGCCCAAGCTACGGAAGAACCACTCATTGCTACTTCTGCCGTCATACCACCTGGCTCATTATTGTATGTAGCCGTGAAAGTTATAGCCCCGATTGCTTGCCAAACTCCCGAACCTATTAACTGGTCAATATCAGAAATACCATCTGAAAATGTGGCTATACTAAAAGAAAAATCGTAATTATAAACAGCGGGAACCCATTTACTTTGAGAAGCATTCCATTTTAAAACTTCATTATTTGTAGGTGGGTCGGTAGTAGTATCGACATCTGATAAAGCATCAACACTATCAACTTCCAATAATATTTTTTTAAATCCTGCCATGTTTTTCCCTTTTTACACCAGCCTTTTGTTGCCAACTGTTAACTTGTAGAATCAGATCGATCCTAATGACCTCAAGAGTTAAAATAATATCAGCTACACTAAGACTCTTATTTAGATACCTAACTACCAAACCAGCCAAGTGATTATGGAATTGTTTTCTATCAACTTTAGGCTTGGTAGATATATGGGTGGCTGTCGTCCGAGTCATAATACAAAGTTCCTGGTGTTGTACCTGTTCCGCTAGTCTTGGCAGTCAAGATAATTTGACTAAATTCAATATTAGTTGCCGTTTCGTCTATCTCACTTGCTGCAACAGCATTTGATCCAATAGCAGCAGCGTCAACCACACCAGCAGCAAATTTATTAGCGTTATCTATAAACCCTGTTGCTGTATCGTGAACATGGTCGTCTCTAGCCGCCGTAGTACCTATTCCAACTGCTGCCGTAGTGCTGACATCGGCTGGGGCTGTACTTGCCAAAGTAACCTCGGCCGTAGAACCCCTAGAAACTTCTATCCATGCACCGGATGTATCTAGCCCAACATCATAAAGAAGTACCAAAGTATCATCAATATCATCTAACGTAGCATTGCTGTTACCATTAAGTAATATATTGTTACCACTTGCTGCTGCCTGATTATGTCTAACAGTTATAGTGGCTGTGTCTGTTGATGGCCTCAATATCAAAAGTTGACCATCAACCCCACCAACTAAAGAATCTAAGTTATCATCAACACCACCTTCGCCTGCTATTGAATGGTAAGTATCAGTTACCGTAACTGAACCAGTAGCAACGGTCAATAGGTTGCCTGCTCCAAACCTCAAATCACGAATTGTGGCACTTTTACCTGAGGTATTAACTACTAAATCGCCAGCTAAAGTTAATACTGCAACCGCTTCTACCTCTGTTTCAGCGTCACCAGCAAGAAGAATCTTTGCGAATCCTGCCATTATTTATCACCCCTTTCGATTTCTTCGGTCAGTTCTAATAGTAATTGTTGTCTCTTGTCATTCAAGTTTTTCTGTAATGTCTCTATCTGCTGCTTGGTCACTAAAATATCCTTCACCGTAAGTTTATCTACCGTATGCTTAATTATAACATCAACCAAGTATTCTTCCAAAGATTTATAGTGTTCGCTTTCGGCAATTTTTTTTAATTGATCTTCGGTTGTTTTAGTCAACTTTATTCTAGCCATCTTTTACCTTTCTTTGTATTTTTAACTTCTTTTTCACTATCAATATCAACCAATACATTGTCTTCTTCCGCCGGATACTTGTTCCATGCTCTGCATTCTTGATTATGGCAAACCCAAGATTTATTTCCAGTTATTTCCTGTTCGGTCTGACAATTTGAACAAGTCAAAATCATATTTGTCACCCCCTATCAAGATACAATGAATCATCTGTAGTTAAATACACTAACCTCCCTTTGTTACCAGCACTAGGCAACAAGGCCGTATTCTCTATTCTAAAATTTAATATTTGGTTTAAACTCATATCCAAAGGCCCAGACATTGTATCCCCAGCCTTTAAAACGAAATCGCCTGACACAGAACTGTCTTCTTCTCTAATCTTGCCTAATATTGGATCAAACTTGGCGTCACCCTCAGACATAAGTTAAGCTCTCCCTATTATCATAAATATTAATAGCATTAGCACTACCATTGGCCCAAGTGATAACTGTCCCTACAGTTTTGTCCACCTTTCTTATTCGCCAAACTGCGGCAGAGGTTAACGACCCTGGTTTGGCTTCACCAACATATTTTATATTACTGTTCCCGCTATCAGTTTGGACTCTAACTGCATAAACGGTTCGATCTACACCACCACTACCTAATATAGAAAGGCTGGCATTGTAAAAATTACGTCTATCTTTATCTACCAAGACTACTGGAATGGCTTTATTTGCCGTAGTAGGCCAGTTTATATCTATCTTATCAGGAAGGATGATTTCATTGACCTGTTTTTTAGATATTAACTTTTCTAACAAATCCCTAATTTCTTTTAGATGGTTAAGGTTAATTTTAAAGTTTGGTCTGATCTTTATATTCTCTGGGTCTTTTAGAGATACTTCGTTTACTCTGTTTTCCTTCAATTCCTCGCCAATTTCCACAATCAATTTCTCTATTACTTCTTTTAATTCCTTCAGGTCGATTTTTAAAGGCTGGGAGTTATTTATCGTAACGTCATTGGGGATCTCTACCTTTATACCTTTAACGGCACTTACTAAGCTATCACCAGCGTCTTCTATTGTTTTTTTGATATTCTGAGGGGTATTTTGTTTTAATAAGTAAAGTAATTCCTCTAAATATGGTTCGAGGGTTTGCGGTGTTTCTTCAATTTCTTGCTCATCGTTTTTTCCCACAATTTATACATCTCCTACTCAACGACAGGTATGACGGTGCAGGTACAATTTGGGTGAAGTGGCGGGCCATTTACAGTATCGTAATCAAAAACCCTAATACCGCCATCCACTCCTGTTAATGTTTGTCCCACCTCAAAATATACAGTTTCTATACCAAGTACCCGGCCTTGCATAGCCTGACAAAACTCACAAGCAGTTGGGTTTGCCAACCATTCCTTTTTTATTACATAACCAGTTTGTCGATAAGCCTCGATAGCAGCGTCGGTTGAGGCTTGCAAGGTTTCTGTTCTTGCTACTCTTTCGGCCCTGAATTTCTTACCGTCTAAATAAACTGATCTTATCTTTTTGGTGGTTTCTGCCAAAGTCTGATCGTTTAAAGCAGCGTCGGTAAGTATTTTCTCCAAAGCCTGTCTTGTTTCGGTATTGAAATTAATACCCATTCTAGCGGCACGGCTTCTTATAGTATCGGAAATCCTTTGCGTTATTTCAAATTTTAGTTCTTCTTCACCTGCCAATAATAATGCAATCGACCCCTGCTCTTTAGCCAACTCAACCAGTATTGGGAATACATCCTCAACCATATCTTTGACTTCTTGGTCTATATCAAAAAGTATCTCGTTGAAGGCTTTAGCCATCATTTTTCTTGGCTTTAACCTACTTAACACTTCACGTTCCTGATTACCAATAAACTTGTCTATCTTTGCTTGAAGCAGTTTAGAAAATTGTTCTTGGGTCTTCATCAAGGTAACCCTAAAATTTTCTTTTACCTCTTTGGCCAATTCTCTTTTGTTTTCCTTTACAATAAGTCTTTTCCTTCTTATTTTTATTACCCCGACAGACTTTTGCTCTTTTATCGGCTCGCCTATTGGTGCGAGGTTAAATGGTTGATAAAGCTGGTCACCATTTGTAATCGGAGTCAAACCCTTTTCGGCCCTGATCTCATTGATTGTTTTCCAAGAATTTAGACTAGCTGTATTTTCAGCAAGGTTGGCTGTTTTATCTTCCGGTACAGGGGAATCATAGATAACGTCTATGTCTGGGTCGCCGTAAGTTTTATCAATGTATGTTTCTATAGCGTCAGCGATTGCATACATTTCAGGGTCAATAACCCTTTTGGCAAAAACATACTCGGCACTCTCGGCGGTGGCCCTGTTTACATC